CGAATACATTAATGCAGATAAAGACTTTAAATACAATACAATTAGGGTGTATCTTCTAATAGCAACAATTACAATAGATTATAAAATCAATCAATAAATACGTTATATAAATATGGAGTTATTAAAAATATCAGCAGTAAAACCAAATACTGACAACCCTCGGATAATAAAAGACAATAAGTTTAAAAAACTTGTAGCATCTATAAGGGAGTTTCCTGAAATGCTAAAACTAAGACCTATCGTAGTAAATAAAGATATGGTTGTTCTTGGTGGAAATATGAGGCTAAAGGCTTGTAAGGAAGCAGGTTTAAAAGAGGTGTGGGTTTTAAAAGCTAATGAATTGACAAAGGAACAGGAAAAAGAATTTATAGTAAAAGACAATGTAGGCTTCGGCGAATGGGATTGGGACGTGTTGGCAAACGAGTGGGAGCCCGATAGCCTAAAGGATTGGGGTATGGACGTTTGGCAGCCGGGGGAGGCCATAGGAGAGGAGGACGAGGCTTATGTTCCAACACCTGATTTTACGGACGAGGGCGTTGGGTATAAATCTCAATTTGGGGTTATTACGGAGTGTAAGGATGAGGCGGAGCAGGAAAAGGTTTTTAAAGAATTAACGGGGCAGGGCTTAAAATGTAAAATTGTTGTAACTTAAAAAAATAAAAATGAAAGTAAATATAAGGAATAAAACAAAGAACTTTAATAGCTATAGGGCAGCAAGGGTTAAGTCCCTATTTAATGCCGAAAGGGGCGACGAGTTTAACCTTGATATAGACGTACCGGTTGAGGGCGACGATTGGAAAATAGGGGTAATTGTTGGGCCAAGTGGCTCGGGAAAAACCTCTATTGGTGGGCAGCTTTTTGGCGGGGGTAAAATAGCCGACCTTTACAGCGGTTGGAGTAGGGATAAGCCTATCGTTGACGATATATCTCCCGAGGGGGACTTTAACTCGGTTACGGGGCTTCTTGCGAGTGTTGGCCTTGGCGACGTTCCAAGTTGGCTTAGGCCTTTTCACGCTCTAAGTAATGGGCAACAGTTCAGGGCAGGGCTTGCACGTATTATATCGGACGGGGACTCTAAAACTATTGTTGATGAGTTTACCTCTGTTGTTGACAGGCAAATTGCAAAAATTGGGGCTCTTGCATTTTCCAAAGCGTTTAGAAGAACAAAGGGCAGACAAATAGTTCTACTATCCTGCCACTACGATATTCTCGAGTGGGTTCAGCCCGATTGGGTTTTAGACACTTCCTCGGGGGAGGTTAAAAAAAAAACGAAATTGGAGAGCGCCCAAGAATCAAGTTGGACGTTTGGAAGGTCGACAGAAGTTATTGGAAGTACTTTAAAGAGCATTATTATTTAGACTTAAACTTCCCGCCCGCCGCCGAATATTTTATTGGAACGGTTGGTGGGGAGCTTGTTTCCCATATTGCGGTTTGCCCGATGTTTACCGCCGGCGCGTATAGGGCGACAAGATTAGTCGTAATGCCCGAGTGGCAGGGAGCAGGAGTTGGGACAAAATTTTTAGAATTAGTTATGGAATACCACAAGCAGGGAAACGGCCGAAAGGGCCACAAGCTGCCGACTATATTTCATACAAGCCACCCTCAGCTTATAGGCTTTTTAAATAGAAGCAAAAATTGGATTCTTAAAAGTCAGGTATTGTTTGGTGGAAATAAAAAAAAGTCGGGGGCCTCAATAGCAAAGGCAAATAAAGGTAAAAATGGTATTGGCTCGTCAGCCGCAAAAACCGGAGGCTTCGGGGGCCACTTTAGAGCGGTGCAAGGGTTTAAATATATTGGTAGAAAAGAAAATTAGTTATGCTTAGAGTTTTTATTAGTGGACAAAAATATTTTGGTGCTGAAATATTAGAGTTATGTATTAAAATGGAGGGGATTAAGGTTGTTGGTGTTTGCCACCCGTTTGGCGATAAGTATATCTCTCCCATCACTAAAAGGTGGAATATCCCAACTGTTACATCCGGAGCCTTATCGGCGGACCTGATGCCTAAAAACGTTGACCTTGGTATAACCGCTCATAGCTTTGACTACATAGGTAAGAGGACCCGATATATTCCCAAGTTGGGGTGGATTGGGTACCACCCGAGTCTACTGCCAAGGCATAGGGGTAGGGCGTCAATAGAGTGGGCAATAAAAATGAAAGAGGCTATTACCGGTGGGACAGTCTTTTGGCTAAACGCCGGAATAGATAGAGGCGATATTGCATATCAGGAGTTTTGCTTTATACAACCGGACTTGCTATCTATGGGTTCAGGAAAGGCGGCCTCTAGGCTATGGAGACAAGAACTCCAACCTATGGGGGTTAGGCTTATGCAAAGAGCCCTAGAGGACATTAAAAAGGGTATTATAATAAAGGACCCGCAGGATAATAGGCTTTCAACGTGGGAGCCCTCAATGGAGGTAAAAGATATTTACCGCCCTGACTGTCTTCTACTAAATGAGCGTGGTAAAAACTCTGCGGACGAGTGGTATAAATAATTTAAAAATTAAAGATATGGACGAAAGTAGACACATAAAAAAGGAATCAATACTAAAGGCACTTGAGCAGAGCCTAGGAGTCGTTACGGTAGCTTGTAAGAAAGCTGATGTACCTCGCAGTACATTTTATAAGTGGCTAAAAGAAGATGCCGCATTCGCCTTGGAAGTAAGCGATATTGAAAACATAGCCCTTGACTTTGCGGAAAGCCAACTGCATTCACAAATAGGGGGCGGTAATACTTCCGCTACAATATTTTACCTAAAGACTAAAGGTAAGAAAAGAGGGTATGTTGAAAGGCAAGAGATAACGGGTGCCGATGGTACGCCCACTAATTTTCAAATCGAAATAATTGGAGCAACTAAAGATAAAGACTAATATTATTTATGACCACCTATTAGCAACAGATAAAAAGATTGTAGTTGAACAGGGCGGGACAAGGTCAGGGAAAACATACAATATCTTGCTTTGGATTATATTTGAATACTGCACACGTAATGACAATAAGATTGTTACTATATGTAGGAAGTCTTTTCCATCTTTGAGGGCAACTGTGATGCGTGACTTTATGAGCATATTACAGGCGCATAATATGTACAAAGAAAGTAACCACAATAAGTCCAATTCTGAATATTACTTATTTGGAAACTTAGTTGAATTTATTTCACTTGACCAACCCCAAAAGGTTAGGGGGCGAAAAAGGGATTTGTTATTTGTGAATGAGGGCAACGAGTTGTATTATGAAGATATGCAGCAGCTACTCTTTAGAACGCAGGACAGGATAATATTAGACTTTAATCCATCAGACGAATACCATTGGATATATGATAAACTAATTACAAGGGCTGATTGTGTTTTCCATAAAACAACTTATTTAGATAATCCTTTTATTGAGCAAACTATTATAGACGAAATTGAAAGGCTAAAAGATACAGACGAACAGTATTGGCAAATCTATGGTTTGGGAGAAAGGGCTTCAAGCCGCAGCACAATCTTTAATTACACAGAAGTAAACCAAATACCTGCTGAAGCAAACTTAGTGGCTTACGGAATGGATTTTGGGTACACAAATGACCCTACAACTTTGGTTTCTGTTTATACTTTAGATTATAACCTTTATGTAAAAGAACACCTGTACAGGACCCAAATGACAACACAAGACATAAATATATTCCTAAGGGATGAAGAACTTACAAGCAACCCAATTTATGCAGATAGTGCCGAGCCGCGTTTAATTGAAGAACTAAGACGAATGGGTCATAATGTTTTTTCAAGTGTAAAAGGTAAAGGTTCTGTAAATGCAGGTATTGATTTATTAAAGAGATATAAAATACATATCCTTGCAACCTCAACAAATGCTATCTCTGAATTTAGAAACTACAAATGGGTTGAAGATAAAAACGGAATGCTTACAAACGTGCCTGAAGATAAGCACAACCATATAATTGACCCAACACGTTACGCCACATATTCTATATTGTCAAGACCAAACTTTGGAAGATATGCGCTACATTAAAAAATAAATTAAAAAAAAAGTTATTAAATGTTTTGTTTATAACTAAATATGTTTTATATTTGTAGTGTCAATAAGGCACACTATTAAAAATCAAACATTATGCAAAAGACTATCAATTTAAACGAAACAAAAATCAAAGTAGAATTCAATACACTTGTAACTAGCAAGAACATCGAAACAGTAAGTGGTAAAGTTCTTAGAACTAACAACGACGGTTCTACAATGAATCAAGTAATGACAACTACTTATGATATCTCTTTAGATGGTGTTGTATATGAAGTGTCTGACAAAGTATCTTACAAGCAAAACAAAAGAGTAAGAGATTTATTAGATTCTTCTTATAGCTTTGTATTTCAAAACAGAGAGTTTAATACTGAGAAGAAAATGATTGAATACATATTAACAAACAACTAAAAACAAAGGGGGTGTAAAAGCCCCATTTAAAACAGAACAAAATGAAAAAGCATCCAACTACATTTTTTAGCCAATGGTCAACTGAAGACTTAATGAGCCACCTTGAATTTTTAGAAAGTACGGTTTATACTACAAGGAACCAATATCAGATAGTTGCAATTCAAAAAGTATTAGTATTAAGATTTTTATAAAAACAGAACAGATATGACACTAGATAACGCATTTAAAGAACTTAATACATTAGGTTTAACACACGAACAACATCAGGCACTAATTACTTTAGTTGGCAAGTTTGGTAGGGATGAGTACACAAGGGGATATGCAACAGCAGTAACTGCTTACTCATCATCAATTAATTAATATAAAACAGAACAGATATGTATTTAGAAAGCGATTGCTGTGGTGCATCACCACTTTGGGAAACAGATTTGTGTTCAGATTGTAAAGAACACGCAGACTTTAATTTAGTAAAAGAATAGATATGAAAACATTAAGCAAAGCAGGTAGGTTAGGGAAACAATTTAAGAGGTTTCAAATTATATTATTGATATTAGCACCGAGTTATTTTTTAACAAGAATGGTGGTGGGTTTAATTTTTAACGTATAATTATGAAAGCAAAAGAAAAAGCAAAAGAGTTAGTAGATATGTTTTATAATATAGATTCAGATTCTAAAATTTACGACGATTTTACAATGAAAATATTTTACGCTCAAAGATGTGCATTAATTTGTGTAGATGAAATGATAGAAGCTTTAAGAATTAATGAGTGGCAGAATAGACTAGCAATAGAACTTTACGAAGAAGTTAAACAAGAAATAAATAAA